AATAACTCTGTAAGGGTTCAAGGGTTGTTAGGCTCTATATTATTCTTAAAGATATTCTCAAGACTCTTGCGAGCATCTTCGACGGTTGAGATATATCCCATCTTTTCATCAGGTTTTACCTCTCCACCAGCTGGTAGAAGTTGATTTATTTGATTATCTTCGTTTTCTTCCTCAACGTATCGTTCATATATTTTAATTACTTTTTGATCCTTAACTTCACTCATAGTAATAATTTTATCAGTGCGAAAAACAAACATATCATCATCTGCTAAGTCCATCCAAGGTTTAATTTTTACATACATTCCGTTATTAATCATTTTCATGGTTACAGGAGTATGAACAATGATAATTGGTTCTTCACCAGTTTCGTCAACACAAACCGATGCAAGAATTTCTTCTCCAGAAACCAATTTAATAACAGCTACGAATTCCTCTCCCATCAGTTTTTTAAAGGTATGTTTACAATATCATAATTAAAATTTTCTTGATTGTAGATTTTAATTCTCTCAATCAAATGATTAAGTGTGTAGTTCTTTCTCTTATTATAACTTATATCGTCAGCAATGTCATATAATGTTGCTTTCAGTTTACGATCACCTTTTCTTAGGACTCTTCCAATAGACTGAAGATTCCGAATTCTTGATTTAGAAGGACTAGCAAATATAACGTTGTGTAGGTTTTTAATGTTAATTCCTGTGGAGAAAGTTCCATATGATGCAACTATTATAGCATTATTTTCACGCTCAGTGATAGCACGAACATTCTCTCTGTCTTCGGTTTCTACACCACCATGTACAAAGAAAACCTGACGATTATCAGACTTATTCTTATTTATCAATTCAAATAATGGTTGACCGTGTGCCTCAACACGACTATACAATATCAAAGTGTTACCACTTAAGTCAAGTGCTAAGTTTTTAATGAAGTTATTTCTTCGATTATGACCGATAATATACTGTATCTCATCCTCAAATGTTTCAAATTTATTCGGTGAGTGTTTCAATAGCAACACATTTATATCCAAAGTGGCAACATGTCCCTTCTTCATTAGTTCTTCTGTCTTTATAATCTTGTAAGAAGGACCAAATAAACCCTCTAAAACCCACTTATGTGTCTGTGTTCCGTCAAGAGTTCCTGTGAAACCGTAACGATATTTGGCATCAGCAAGTTTCGTCATTATAGATACTAATGATTTTGATTTAAACTGGTGAGCTTCGTCCCCAATTACCACAGAAAATCTTTCAAAATACTTTCGGGGGAGCTTATAGATTGATTGCCAAGTAGTAATTATGACCTGAGAGTCTGTCTCTCTTTCTTTTCCAGCATATATCTTGTGGCAAAATGAACCTACGTCCCAGCCATAGTCTGCAAAATCTTTATACATCTGTTCTACTAGGGAAGTCGTCGGAACGACTATCAGAGTATTTTGCTTGCGTTCAACAAAATATCGAACAATCGAATATATCATCAGAGACTTTCCCGAAGCAGTTGGGGATATCAACAACTTTCTATTATGCCTTAGAGCGTCGTATACTCCCTCTACTTGGTAAGAACGGGGTTTGAACTTACAAATAGAATTCATATAGTCTTTTACACCCTCTTTTGAGATAAATTCATTTACCTCAAACGGAAGTCCATAAAACTCGCTGTCTTTAAATGAATAATTATAACCGTGATCTTTACAAAATTGGATTACTCGATCTAATAATCCTACATATATTTCTCCTTTCTGAGTATTAAATAACCTTATCTTTCCATCCCAATACTTTTTTTGGTATGATGGCATATACTTTACGCCAGGTACCTCGAATGTAAAACTGTCCGATAGTTCATAATATACGTGTGGCTCTGCCTCAATCTTTAGGAAGACTTCATTCTTCTTTGAAATAACCAAATGAGACATAACATCTCCATCATTTGAGTTATTTATACTAGGTTCTCTGAGTGAAGTCTATACCTTCCATGTGGTCATATTCATGTTGAAAAACTCTTGAAGCAAGTCCTTGCAACTTCATTTTATGAGTCTTCTTATTCTCATCTTCATACTTAACTATAATCTTATCTGGTCTTTTAATTTTCAAGAAGAGTTCTGGGTAAGATAAACATCCTTCTTCCATTTCAACCTCTTCTGAATATGATTTAATGATACGAGGATTAAAACATACAATTATTTCGTTATTCTCTAAATCTCTTACCATCGCAAATGCTCTTTCCCAGATACCAATCTGATTTGCAGATATGCCAATTCCTTCATGATGTATCATATTGTCAATCAATACTCTTGACAGGTGATGACGATCTAAATTATAACTACATGACTGTATTCGATGATGAAATAATTGATGTTCTGGATCAACTAATTCTTTAATAAAAGTTGCTCTTGGAGTAATCATTTTTCTAATGGTTTAAATGGTAATTCTTTGGCTCCTGCGATATTTTCATACTTTATTCTTTTCCATACATATACGTCTTTCGCTGGTTCTTCACATGTAAGTTGAAAATTATGAAAATCATTCATAGATAATAGAGTTACATTTCCTGCAACTATTAATCTATTAATATTTGGTTCTGTAACTTGATCTGCACCGTGAACTCTCCAAGGTGGCCATGCAAAAAAATGTCCTTGATGTTGCCCATCTGGATATATTTTATTCATATCATCATCTAAAAAATAAAAACATTTTTTCTTTGTTGCATCAATAATATGATTGAATGATATTATTTCACATCCACCAAAATGCTCATGTGGCCAATGACTAGTAGTATTTTCACTATATCTTTGAGTCCATAATTCATATTGATAAAAGCATCTTTCATGCATACCAAGTTTACGCATCATCTCCTCTATGATTTGTCCATAAAATTGATACAATCCATCAACTTCAAAATCATTATCATCATATGAAGTGAAAAAATCATTTTGAACATTTTCATAGGTAGCATTTGTTAAACCACCTGACCCATTGGTTGTAATATAATGTGATTTTCTCATACCAATCGCATCAATTAATCTTTCATGTAATTTATCTGGCATCAATATATTTTTTTCCCAAATAAACATAATTAAAATCCTGACTGAAATTTTTGCCATTCGATGGCATTTTTGATTTGATATGTGCGACCTGAGACATTACGAATAATCTCTTCAAGAAATTTAAGTGTCACATCATAATATTTTATCTTCATCTCTGCTGTGCTTAACTTCTCATCTGCCTCCATATGCCTCTGTATTGCGTCTTTCTCTCTAACCTTATACGGAAATGGGTCTTCTACATACACCTCCGCAGGTGCTTTTCCTGTATAGTAATTATATCTTTCTAAACGAATACGATTATATGAGTCTCTTGCCTTCTCTCTCAATAACGAAATAGTATTATATATCGTGTAGTATTTTGAATGAAGTTGAGGTATTTTTAGTGATTCATTATGTAGGTTATCAGGGTCAATGGTTGCATCACGCTCCCACATTTCCTGAATTTTTTCAAGATTCATAGACGAGTTCTGCCATCAGTATCAAATATATTATATACAGTATAACGCATAGTTGCCTCTGCTGTAAAGTAGTTTATGTCGGTTTCTGTTGCATCAAATTCTAAAGATGTTAATCCTACTGGAAATAAATCATTAAATTTTACGATTGCAACATCTTGGAAATTACTATTTAATATGTGTAAACTGCCATCACTGAATACTTCTAACGGATCTCTCAATCCATCTTTATCTGTAGTTAAATCTGCAAACTGTTGAGGAGTCTCAGGAAATCCAATACCTTTCAACCAATTATGCATTGCCATATAGTTTTGCATATTTTCATCAACAAGAAATCTTATGTTTAAATCTCCATAAGTTAACTTTTCACCAGGTACATCAATATCTTTTAGATAAGATGGTTGAACAGCAGTTCCAAGTGATATCTCTGGTATTCTAGCAGAATTTGAAAAAAATGCAACCTTTGGATATTTTGCCAAGGTAAATTTAAATCCAACAGGTGCGAGAAAGTTTCGGTTTTGTATTTGGTTAGCAAATGGGTCAGCCATTACTCACCTCCACCACCATTACCTCCACCGCCGTTTCCACCACCGTTTCCACCGCCGTTTCCATTGCCACCACCATTTCCATTACCATTACCATTACCATTTCCGTTCCCATTTCCATTTTTACCATTGCCACTGTCAGAACGATTATCAGGTGCTAAACGTCCACCATATCCTATTCGATACCCCATAGGAATTTTTTTACATTTTTTATCAGTAAAACAATAATATTGCCCTGCAGGACATTTTTTTGCTTCTGATAATTCTACGAACTCTCTAAAAGTTCTTCTTGTTAGTGTGCTTCTATTCATGTAATTTACGAACTCTTTTGATGCATCAACCATATTATCTATATCTTCAAGAGATAATTTCTTAACAGGAAATATATTAGACCACCTATAATTTAAATCCATAGGTGATTGGTAAGCATTAGTAACCATATAATGCCACAATGTTTTATCAAATCCTGCTACTGGAGTTGTAGCACTTTGACTGAAACCAGTATTACCTGTTCCATTTGGATCTGTATTCATTGTGGGAGCTTCTTTTAGAAACTCTTGAAACTTTTTCACTCTTCTATGATTAAATTAAACCATTCTTCACTCATGCCTTTGATTATATCATCAGCTGATTCCTGATCTGGTGCATATCCTTCACGAATTAAATGCTCAGAAACCTTTATATAATTTTGATGAGCCTGTTGAGTTTCTCTTGGACTTGGTTTCATCGGTAATTTTAGCTTTATATGTATTTAGACAAAAAAAGAGACCCATATGGGTCTCTAGAAAATATGTAATATATGAATTACATTAAGTTTGCAACTTTAACTCTTCTGTAGTATACGTTGCTGTTACGAGCAAGTGCATCAGCAGCAGGTACAACTGCACCTTTAGCAAATGGGTTTGCGACGATTCCGTAACGAGTCTTGAATCCAATTTTTGGCTGGAAACTGTCTGCTCCCACACTACGTACCATCTGTAGAGGAACGTATGGGCAGTAGAATATACCTGCGTCATAAGGTGATGTACCTTTATAACCTGCAACATAGTACTGATTAGCAGATACGTTTGCTGCGTATGGGTCAATATAGACTCTGAACTTACCTGCAAGAACACCAGCAAATGTATTACCTGTGTCATCTACATTTAAGTTTGCATTTAACGCTGGAGTGTAATCAAGTACACCTGCCATTGTTAGTGCTGAAGCAACGTCTGCGGAACAGAGGATCATGTTGCCCTTTCCACGACGAGTTCTTTGTGCGATTGCGTTAGCATCTCTTTCGATTTGGAAGATCAAACCTTTGAACTTCTCAACAGACCATCTTCCGTTTGAGTCAACGTCTAAGTCGAAAGTACCTGCGGTTGCTGTGTTTACAGCAGCACCTGTTTCAGCAGAGATATAGATTGTTCTAATAACTTCTCTGTTGATTTCAGCAAGAATTTCAGTTGATAGAATGTTTGCTAACTCTGCCTCTGCATTCAATCCGTGGATTGCTTTAAGGTCTTGAGCTAATTCTAAACTGTACTCTGCTTTTAGTGCTCTGGACTTCGCAGTAACTGTAACCTTCTCGATTGAGAATGCCATTTGACGGAAGGCATTAGTGCTTTCTCCTCTAAGAGATTCAGCCTCCTTCGTAGACATACCCTGACCAACGTTATAGGTTGTAGCAGTTGCTGAACCAATTGGGTTAAGTAGACCTGGATTTGAACCACTTTGTGCAGTTGTACCAAAACCAACGTCCCCTTGTGGGTTGTTTGCGTTACTTGAGTTGCTCTTACCTGCGTTCTGAGTTGAGAATGCGGAATCGACTTCGTTGTAGAATGTCTCCTCTCCACCCATTGTCTCAAGTTTGGATCTCATTGCGAAGATAAGTCCAGTAGGACCATTCATTGGTTGTACACCAGCAAGGTCATATGCCACTAAGTTAGGCATTGCTCTTCTAATCAATGAGATTAGAACAGGGTCGAAACCTGCGACTGGTGATGATGCAGAACCACTAAAACCTGCGTTGCCTGTTCCAGATGGGTCTGTGTTTACTGTAGGTTGCTCAGTTAAGAACTCCCTCTCTTCTCTTAATGCTTTTTCTTGGTTTTCCAAGAGAACTGCTGTAACCATTCTACGATGGGGATCAGTAATTTTTTCCTGACCTTCTGCATTTAGTAGTGGTGCCCATTTCTCTTGTAAAGCCTCAGTATTAATAGGGGCTTGCATTGAAATTTTACCTCTTTTTAAAAGTTTAGTTTGAATTTATGATAAAAAAATCATTTTTTAGAAACTCTAGTCAGAGTCTTAAGGTAGGCTTCCATTGTAGGACTTACACTAGATGTATAGTCTGTGGAACCTGCTTCCTCTGTTAGATTCTCTGCTGTGTTTCTTTGAGCTACTTTTGTTGGGAAATAAGATTCCTTCAACGTTTCTAGCTTCTCACGGTATGCTGTTTCACTTTCAAACTCAACATTTTCTACTAAACCAGCCAACTTGTCCTTTTGTGTTTGGGCAAGTCCATCAGTTACTTCTGCAAATACTACATCGGATACCGATTCGGCTAATCTCTTATTAAGAGCAACATTCTTCTCGATTT